GGCTGGGGCAATTCTGCGGTTGGGACCTTCCAAGGTGCCTTTGACGGGGTGAAGGCGATCTGGGGCGCGCTGCCACAGGCGATCGGGGATTATGCCTATCAGGCGGCGAATGGGCTCATCGGTGGCGTCGAGTCCATGCTGAATGCGGTGGTCACGCGCATCAACAGCTTCATTGAGGGGCTTAACGCAGCGCTGGCCCTCTTGCCTGACTGGGCTACCGGTGAGGGTGGTCTGAAGATCGGCACGCTAGAGGCGGTGGATCTTGGCGGGATTACCAATCCCTTCGAGGGCGCAGCCTCGGCTGCAGGTACGGCGGCGGCTGATGCGTTCCGTGCGGCCATGGGCGAGACTTACATTGAGACGCCGGATCTCTTCGGGGGCATGGCTGACGCTGCACGTGGCCGCGCGGCGGGATATGCCGAGGCCGCGGGTATGCTCTCTGAGGCAGCCTCCCGCCCGATGACAGCTTGGGAAGCCCTCAAGGCGGCGATCACCGGCGCCGGGACCGAGGGCGAAGACGCTTTGGCCGGCGCGGCCGCGGCGGCTGGTGCGCTCTCAGACGGGTTTGAAGATGCTGGCCAAGCCGCAGGTGGAGCAGGCGGCGCCGCCAAAAAGGCTGCCGAAGAGGCTGCAACCGGCTGGGCCCAGGTCACGAAATCCCTGGCTGACTATGCCAAAGGCGCGATGGATTGGGGCAAAGGGCTTGGCGAGACGCTGACCTCCGCCTTCTCCTCGGCGGAAAGCGCCTTCCGCCAGTTTGTCACCACCGGCAAGTTCGACTTCAAATCGCTGGTCTCCTCGATCTTGGCGGACCTTGCTACACTTGCCTTCAAGAACGCGGTTTTGGGCCCCTTGGCCTCAGCGCTTTCCGGCGTCTTCGGCGGTGGGATCTTTGGCGGTGGGGCAGCGGCTGCCGCAAACCCGATGGTGAATGCGAGCATCTGGCACACGGGCGGGATAGTGGGTGCGGGCGCACCGATGCGCGCGGTTCCAGTCACCGCATTTGCCGATGCCCCCCGCCTGCATTCAGGTGGCTGGGCAGGACTTCGACCTGATGAGGTTCCTGCGATCTTGCAGAGCGGAGAACGGGTGCTGAACCGTCGTGAGGCGGCTAGGTATGGACGTGGTGTCAGCGCTGGCACCGGCGTGACCGTGAACATCGACGCGCGCGGCGCGCAGATGGGGGTCGCCGAGCAGATCGATGCGCGGCTGCGGGCTGCCATCCCAGAAATCGCCCGCATCGCAAAGGAAAGCGTGGCCGACGGCCGACGCCGGGGTCAGGTGATCTAAAAACATGGCCATTCCTGTCTTGCCGCTGACGCTCGTGTCTTCGCTCGAGCGGCGCCTGGTCACGTCTGTGGCGGAGGCGCGCTCTCCGTTCACCGGCACGTCCCAGATCCAGGACTGGGGCGCGTCGTGGTGGGAGTACCAGATCGAGATGGCGGTAACCCAAGGGGCCAAGGCCCGGCGGCTTTCGGCCTTCTTCACCGCGCTTGGCGGATTGCGGGGTCGGTTCCTCTTCCCCGATCCCTCGATCGAGGTGCCGGTGGCGGCGGGCAATCCTTATGTGACCGAAGCCCAAGTCGCAGGAGCCTCCACCCTGCGCACTGCTGGATGGGGACTTGGTCTGCGCGCAGGGGATTTCTTCCAGCTGGGCGGCGATACAACCACGCGGCTCTATCAACTGACAGCGGACGTGACGCCCGTAGGCAGCGAGGCGACGCTCGTTTTCGTGCCGCCGCTCCGGGTGTCAGTGCCGGTCGGCACGCTCCTCGGCCTTGATGCCCCGTCGGTCCTGTTGCGGCTGACGGCCCCGGTCCCCTCGGTCATCGGTCGGGCGGATCAGCATCGCTTCACGATTTCCGCCCGCGAAGCCCTTTAACCAGCGAGGCGCTCTGATGAGCCGTGATTTGACCCTCGCCTTCGCCACCGCGCTGGCAGACCAAAGCCTTCTACCCGTCATCTTCTTCGGAGGGCAGTTCGCCACGGGCTGGGTGCGGATTTGGTCTGGTCTTGGGTCTATTACTTGGAACGGACAAACTTGGGCCGGGGCTGGTTCGCTGCTCGGCATCGGTGGCATTGATGAGACCGGCGAAGTCGTGGCCGGTGGAACGGCGGTGTCGCTGTCGGGCGTGCCGCTGGATCTCGTGCAAATGGCGATCGAGGAGGCGCGTCAGGGCCTCCCGGGTAGGATATGGCTGGGGCTTCTGGCCGAGAATGGCAGCATCATCGCTGATCCGGTTCAGGCCTTCTCCGGGCGGCTCGATGTGCCAGAAATCAAGGATGACGTTGATACCTGCACGATTACGATCAGCTATGAAAGCCGGCTCATTGATCTCACCGTCGCAAGAACGTGGCGCTATACCCATGAAAGCCAGCAGGTCTTATTCCCGGGCGATCTCGGCTTCGAATATGTGACCGCGATCCAGGACCGCGAAATCACCTGGGGGCGTGGATGATGCTCCTCCGCGTTGAAAACTGGGAACGCCTGCTTGCAGCGGCGATCGATACCGCACGGGCAAAGCCTTTCATCTGGGGCGTACACGACTGCCCCACCTTTGCTTTTGAAACGCGTATGATCCTCACGGGCGGCGCAGATATCGCTGTTCTCTGGCGCAGACGCTACACCACCGCACTCGGCGGAGAGCGTGTGATGCGCCGCCTGGGCTGGGCCTCGCTCGAGGACATGGGTCGCGCACTTTTAGGCGAACCGAGGCCAGCCGTGCTCCTCGCCCAACGCGGCGACATCGTTCTGGCCGACACTGGCCTCGGCTTCGGCATTTGCAATGGGGCCACAGCAGTTGGCATGGCCCCTAAAGGCCTCGTGACCGTTCCACTGACCTCTTGCCGACTTTCCTGGCCGATCTGACCTCGGAACCACATCCATGCCCTTCATTGTGACAGCCGTCACCGCGATCGCGGGGGCGATCAGCGGCGTACTGGCTGCAGGTGGCATTGGCGCAGCACTCTTGCGGATTGGCGGGACGCTTCTGCTGTCCTACGCGGCGCAGGCTCTCATGCCAAAACCGCAGACCACGATGCAGCCGCGAACAGTGACGATCCGCGAGCCCGTCGTGCCGCGCGACCTCGTCTACGGCCGCACTCGCAAGGGCGGGGTCATCGTCTTCCTGCACTCCTCGGGATCAGAGAACCAATACCTCGATCTGGTGATCGTGCTGGCCACGCATCGGGTCAAATCGATCGGCGCGATTTATTTCGAAGGCGAAGTGGCGGTGACTGCCGCCGGGACTGCGCAGGGCCGCTGGGCCGGAAAGGTCGTCGTCGAGAAGAAACTGGGCGCCGCAAACCAGACCGCCTTCGCGGGTCTGAAGGTCGCGCTGCCCGACAAGTGGACCGAGAACCATCGGCTGCGGGGCTGTGCCGCAATCCGGCTGCGGCTCACTTATGACCAAGACGCCTTCCCGGGCGGCATCCCGAACATCACGGTCGATCTCGAGGGCAAGGACGACATCTGGGACCCGCGGACCCAAACCGCGGGCTATTCGGAAAACCCAGCCCTTTGCCTTGCCGATTACATGGCGAACCCGACCTTGGGCATCGGCGCGCGCATCGGCCAGTCTGACGGCATTGATGAGCTTTCCCTCGTCGAAGCGGCGAACATCTGCGACGAGATCGTTCCCCTTGCAAGTGGTGGATCCGAGCCGCGCTATGCCTGTAACGGGGTGATCACCCTCTCGGAGGTCCCGAAGACGATCATCGAGGGGATGCTTTCGAGCTTCGCCGGCCGCTGCGCCTTCTCGGGCGGGTCCTGGCGCATCCACGCAGGCGCTTGGCGGGCGCCTGATGTGGCGCTGACCTCGGACCATGTCCGCGAAGGCGGGCTGACCTTGGCGACGCGTGTGACGATGTCCTCGAACTTCAACGGCGTGCGCGGGCAGTTCGTCAGCCCCGAGAACGATTGGCAGCCGGATGACTTCCCGGCCTATTCGAGCGCTGTCTATGTGGCCGAGGACGGTGGCGAACAAAAGTGGCGCGACATCTCGTTGCCATTCACGATCTCGGCCTCGATGGCCCAGCGGCTTGCGAAGATTGAGCTCGAGCGCGCGCGTCGGCAGATGACGGTGCGTCTGTCGGGGAAGCTGTCGGCCTGGGCGGCCACCGTCGGCGACGTGGTGAC